TGAAAGCAGTTGTTGATACAAAAGCAGAACTACAAGCAACTCGTAAAAGAGGTGGACCAAAATCTCGTGGTATTAATAAAGAATCTATTCTGGATGTAATTGGTAGAAGTGAAATAGAAGAACTTGATGAAGAATCACCTTGGGAATTATTTAAGAGAAAAATAGACCCAACTATACACAACAATAGATACCAGAAAGCCGCAGAGAGATTGCATTCTGTTCTTAAGAGAAAAGAGAAAGAGAATAGTGGTAAGTGGAGACACGCTTTGGGTTGGTATGTATCAAAAATCGCATCATCATTCAAGGGAATAGATAGCCGTGCATTACAAGACTATTACTTAAAAAACTTTGACGCAGTATTAGAGGATATTAATGAAGCAGGTGGCGTAGGTAAAGTTGTACCAGGAATTAACACTACTGTTGATGTTGGACCTAACGAAATTACAAAACAGGCAGCGAAATTCGGTAATAAAGTCAGTAAAGACGGATTACCAAAGAAGACATTTAGATAAATACTATTATGAAAATACATGAGATATTAGGTGAAATGACAAGTGCAGGCGGTATCGCAACCGTGGCAGGACCATTAGGTAGTGGCGACCCAAGTGCAAGTATATATGCATCTAAAAAATCAAAGAAGAAAAAGAAAATGAAGATGGGATATAGCGCCGAAGCAGGTAACTTATCATACAACCATCCAGTTAAATCACCAATGATTAGAAGGTAGAAGGCTTATGAAATTCAAACAACTTATAGAACAGAGAGAAGTTAAGGAATCTTACGATGACTATCACGGTGATATGTCTAAAGAAGAATATGACAAAACAGTAAAAGGTTCTGAAATGGAATATTCTGTTTGGGTTGGTGGTACTGAAGTTAATGACAATTATTTGTCATATGATGAAGCAGTCAGATTATACGACAAGTATAAAGCACAAGGCTATGATGATGTTCAATTAGATGCTCGTATTAAAGAATCTGTAAATGAAGTAGAAAAGCGTTGGAAACAAACTAGTATGTCTCCAGAAGAAGCAATAGCAAAATACGGTAAAGAAAACGTAAAAGTTAAAAAAGGTGCATTGCGTAATGGCGATGACATGGTAGAAGTATTTGTTGAATCATATTCTCCAGGTGACGAATATGCAGATTCAGAAGGTATGGTAAGTAATTGTTGTGGTGCTCCTATGATGGACTACAATGATGGACATGGTAGATGTTCAGATTGTAAAGAAATGGCTGCCGGTGAAACTGAAGAAGACTTTTATGAAAATACATACGATACTAAAGATTTCGAAGTAAATCCTAGAGCAGGACATAGAGACCAAATGGCACATCCAGAGAATCAAATAGGTCTACCTGGAATTAAAACTAAACCAAAATTACGACCAAAAAACTTAAAAATGAAATACGATATTAACCAAGCCGTAAATAAAGCAGTAAACGAAGAAGACGAAGAAGCAATCGCGGCTAGAGACGAATTCTTAAAAGTTATGGATATGAAACCAAAGAGTAGCAACAAAGCAATTGATACGATTAAAAAGATTGTAGCAGACAAACAAAATATGCAAGTCAAATTTGATGATGGTAAGATGAAAGTTGATTTATATACAGCCTCAGCAGTGTCACAAGTATACGATGCTGTAAGCGATGAAAACAAAGAAAAAATCGACAATATGATAAAAACTAAAGAAGGTATGATGAGATTAATTCAATTCGCATTTAGTAAACTTAGCGAACAAGTACAAGTAATGGAAAATGCTGAAAAAGAAGGCAGATTAGATGAAGTGCTACCTATTGTCCCATTGGCTATTGGAGCCGCAAGAGTTCTAGGACCAATGGCAGCGAAAGCAATAGCCAAAAAGTTCGGTAAGAAGGCAGTTAAAAATGCCGCAGGAAAATTCAAGCCAGGCATGAATCCTAATTCTGTAAAAACTCAAATCAAAAAGGGTGCCGGTGACAGTATAGGAAAGCAAATATGGAAGAAATCACCTGGTCTAAAGACAACAGCAACAATTTCTGGTTCAGATATAATGTCAGGCGGTGATGGTACTGGCGCAACTGCTATCGGTAATGCTGTTGATTATGTAACAGGTGGCAGTAACTCTTCAAATAGTAGTAGCAGTAGTAGTAATTACAGCAAAGACAATAAATATAATAAAGTTAATAATAGGGTTAACAACATGTGGGGTGAAAATATCTCAGAATATGCAGGTAAAGATGTTGTTTATGATAAAAATGGCAAGCCACATGACCCAAACAGTCCAAAAGGCAAAACAATTGTAAATATGAAATGTAACAATCCTAATGTTAAAGATAAAGAAGGATGTGGAACTGGAATAGATAAAGATAAGAAACGCAGAAATATGGCATTACTTAAAAAAGGTGCTGGAATGGCCAAAACTGGTGCGAAGATGTTAGGTAAAACGGCACTCAGCAGTGTTACTGCTACAGGTTTTGCTAATCCGTTTGAAGGCATAGAAGATAAAGCATCAAAGATGGTTGAGGATGCGATAGAAAAGACAGCAAAGATGCCTAAATTTAAAAAAGATATTAAAACACCAACTGATGTCAAAGTTGCAAAGGCCCCTAAGGATGCAGAACAAGTAATTAGTAACAAGATGGATAAAGATAATGATATATCAAAGAAGGATGAATTAAAACTTCGTGCCACAGTAGCATTTTAAACAAATAATCTATTGACTTTTTAAGTCACTTATGTTAATATATAAAGAGTGTGTAAAAGCACTCTTTTTTATTGCCAAACTTATAGGAGATTTATATGTCAATTGACGCTATCAACGAAGAAGAAAAAGCCAAACTCATTCAATTAGTTAATGAGGGTTGTCTAGTTCTACAAGAATGTGAAGACCTTAAAGGTGGATTACGGGATACTGTAAGAGCAATTGCTGAAGAAATGGATATTAAACCAGCAGTATTAAATAAAGCAATCACGGTAGCACACAAGGCTAAACTTGCCGAAACTCGTGCTGATTTTGAAGATATGGAAACTATCTTAGAAACAGTAGGTCGCACTCTTTGAGTTATGTAGACGCCTTCTACAACAAAGACAAAGATATAGTTCAAGTTGTAGAAAGAATTAAAGGTAAACGAGTTTACAATGATTATCCGGCGTGGCGCACTTTCTATGTGAAAGACCCACGCGGTGACCATGTAAGTATTCATGGCGACAAAGTTCGTCAAATCAAATGTAAACGCCTCAAAGAACTCCACAAAGAACGAAAGATAAATTCAGGTAAAGCATTTTACGAAAGTGATATGAAACCTGAAGTCAAGTGTTTGAGTGAGAATTATAATGGTATAGATTCGCCTACACTTAATACAGCATTCTTCGATATTGAGACGGACTTCGATGCGTCTCGTGGTTTCGCAGACCCAAGTGACCCGTTTATGCCAATCACAGCGATAACAGTTCATCTTCAATGGTTAGAATTGTTGGTAACTCTTGTTATTCCGCCAAAGGGTATGCGTGAGGGCGAGGGTCTTAAAGAAGCACAACGCATTTGTGACCAATTCGAAAACACAGAACTTTATCTAAGTGAAGCGGATATGCTTAATGACTTCTTAGATGTGATTGAAGATGCTGATGTGATAACTGGTTGGAACTCTGAAGGTTATGATATTCCATATACTGTTAATAGAATTACTAGAGTATTGAGTAAATCACATACACGAAAGATGTGCCTATGGGACTTATATCCACAGAAAAGAAAAGTAGTAAAGTATGGCAAAGAACAAGAAACATTTGACTTGTTTGGCAGAATTCACTTAGACTACTTAGAACTATATCGTAAGTATACTTACCACGAAATGCATTCATACGCACTTGATACAATTGGTGAACACGAAGTAGGTGAACAAAAAGTTGCATATGATGGCACACTAGACCAGTTGTATAATAATGACTTCTACAAATTCGTAGCCTATAACAGACAAGACGTTGCACTACTTGATAAGATTGATAAGAAACTAAGATTTATCGAACTAGCAAACGAAATTGCACACGATAATACAGTGAACATCAAAACAACAATGGGCGCGGTTGCTGTTACAGAACAAGCAATCATTAACGAAGCACATAGACGAGGTATGGTTGTTCCTGATAGAAAGAGACGTGAATGGTCAGACGATGATATTGAATATTCAGACGAAGAACTACAAGCACTAGAATTGCAGAAAGCCGCTGGTGCTTTTGTGGCAGTTCCGAAAGCAGGATTACAGAGATGGGTAGCAGGCATTGATATCAACTCTCTTTATCCGTCAGTTATTCGTGCGATGAATATGTCTCCTGAAACTATTGCTGGTCAACTTAGACCCGATTTAACTGAACAAATGATTGGTGATAGAATTAAAGAAGGCAGAAAAACTGGTGCAAAGGGATATGGTTCATCTCAAGCGTGGGATGAAACATTTAGTTCAGAAGAATTTCGTTTGGTTAATGAGAAAGACAAAGCCAGTAACATTACTCTAGTCCTCGAAGACTCAACAGTCGAAGAAAACAAAACAACTCAAGACCTTACGGGCGCAGAAGCCTATGATTTAGTATTCAATAGTGGACTAAACTGGACTCTTACTGCTAACGGCACTATATTTAAACAAGATGTACAAGGTATTATTCCAAGTCTCTTAGAACGTTGGTATGCAGAACGACAAGTAATGCAACAAAAGAAAAAAGAAGCAATCAAAGACAACGATGCAGTTGCAATTGCTCACTGGGATAAAAGACAGTTAGTTAAAAAGATTAACTTGAACTCGCTCTACGGTGCGTTACTGAACCAAGGTTGTCGTTTCTATGATAAGCGTATTGGTCAGAGTACAACACTCACCGGTCGTTGTATTACTCGACATATGGGTGCGAAGACAAATGAAGTTATAGCAGGTACTTATGACTATCAAGGCGAATCAGTTATCTATGGCGACACAGACTCCATTTATTATTCAATGTATCCTGTTTACAAACAAGAGATTGACGATGGAACGATTGAGTGGACTAAAGATAAAGTTTTACAATTGTATGACGAAGTAGCAAATCAAGTGAATGCTAGTTTTCCAGACTTTATGAAAACATTCTTTAATGTTCCTAGAAAAGAAGGCGAGATTATCGTTGCTGGTCGTGAGAACTGTGCGACTATGGGTATCTTTATTAAGAAGAAACGATACGCAATGCTCATCTACGATGATGACGGCGAACGCAGAGATGTTGATGGGAAACCAGGAAAGATTAAAGCAATGGGTCTTGACTTGAAACGAAGTGATACTCCAGGATATATGCAAAACTTTCTCAGTGAAGTGTTATTGAAAATATTAACTGATGGGACACGTGAAGATGTTATTGATATGGTCAAAGAGTTTAAGAAAGATTTTAGAGCAAGACCAGGTTGGGAAAAAGGTTCACAGTCTCGTGTAAACAACTTGACTTCGTATAAGAACAGAGTGAATGCCGCTAAGAAGGCAATGGCTAAAGATGTAAGTGTAGGTGCTGACACATCTAAGAAAGACAAAGTGCATCTTCCTGGACATGTATCAGCCGCATTAAACTGGAATATGTTGCGTGAACTCAACCAAGATAGATATGCAGTAGAGATTGTAGATGGTATGAAGTGTATTATCTGTAAACTAAAACCGAACACATTCAAGTTAAAGAGTGTTGCATATCCGATTGATGCTACAAAGATACCTCAATGGTTCCAAGATTTGCCATTTGACCACGAGTTGATGGAACAGACTATTGTTGATAAGAAGTTAGATAATCTAATTGGTGTTCTCAAGTGGGATATGAGTGATGCCAATGCATCTGAAACTTTTGACAACTTGTTTGATTTATAATGAGTAATACTTACACAGACTTAATTCAGAGACGGGCGAGAAACAAAGAGTCAGATGAATGTTATACACCATCTGACCAAGTTCAACCACTTCTGAAATACATCGATAAAGACAAAACTTATTATGAAGCGACTAGTGGAACATCTAATCTAATCGTAGATGGCTTTAACAACAATGGATATAATATAGTTCCCAGTGACGGTAAAGACTTTTTCGATTGTGAACCAGATGATGTATACGATGGGATTATAACTAATCCACCATATAGTATCAAAGATAAGTTTATTGAACATTGTTATGCTCTTGGTAAACCATTTGCATTACTACTGCCAGTAACAAGTTTTCAAGGTGGGAAACGAGGCAGAATGTTTATAGAACACGGAATGTCTACACTCGTGTATAATAATCGTGTAGACTTTACAGGAAAAGGTAATCCAACATTCGGTAATGCTTGGTTTATTCACGGGTTTTTGCCTCCTAATACGATATATTGGGTAGATAATCCTAAACAAAGTAAGAAAAGAATTGGTCAAATATAGGTTGACAACCGATATGAAAATATGTTATACTTAATTAAATTAATCAGGAGAAGTAAAAATGCGTGACATTTTAAAAGATATTGTAAAACACACTCACTCACTTGGAATCATTCAAGCGGCTAAAGTGACAACAGATAATGAGGGAACTACAATCGATGCGATGGACGATGACCGTACTGTTGTGTTGCGTGGTAAATTACACACGCCAGTTCCTGAATTTGAAGGAAAGTTTGGTCTAGGTAGACTAGGCGTTCTTAATGGTCTTCTTAGTTATACTAGCGAAGACAAAGAAGGTAGTAAAATCGAAGCAGATGTTAGTGTTGGAACAGAAACACGAAACGGCGAAGATGTTACTACTGAACTGAACTTTTCAATGCCTGGTGGTTTTGATAGTTCATATCGTGTAATCGTATCAGAACTAGTGGACGCACAAATCAAAACTGCAAGTTTTCGTGGTGCCGCTTGGAATGTAGAGATTATGCCAACACAAAAAGCAATCAAAGACCTACAATACTTTGCAGGTATTCTTGGTGCATTTGACCCATTACTTACTGCTCGAACAGTTAAAGGTGATTTAGTATTCTATATCGGCGACAGTTCAACAGATAAAGTAGAACTTCCATTTGCATCAAATGTCGAAGGCGAATTAAAGACTGGTTGGTCATTCCCGTTATCAACCGTGTTAACAATTCTTAGACTAAGTGACACAAGCACTATGAATATGAAGATTTCAGACCAAGGTGCTATGATGATTGCAGTTGATAGTGGACTGGGTTTGTATGAGTATATTTTACCAGCGAAAGCAGGTAACTAATAATATAAATACATTTAGAGAGGTCTAATATAGGAGAAGCAGATGACTACACCCGTAAGACCAGATGTAGACGAGAAGAAACGCACTCGCCTCATATACTTAAAAAAGCAACATAGAGATTTAGATAATGGTATTACTACTGCATATAAAATGCATACAGAAGACCTAGTTGTTTCTAAACTAAAACTTAAAAAGTTGCATCTGAAAGAAGAGATTGTAAGACTAGAAAAAGAACTACAAGACTAGTGACTATAATCAAGCCAACTCCAAAAACTATCCAAAACCTGATTAGAGTGATACCAGACCATCCTAGGCCTGGTGTTCTCTATCAGGACATGGCTAGTATATTCAATGCACCACAAGGACTTCAACACGTGATGACTTTATTCAGTGATTATATTGAAGATAATAATATACACTTTAATAAAATTATTGGCCTAGATGCTCGTGGATTTCCTATGGCTGGTGCATTGAGTTCTCAAACTGGTATACCATTTTCTATGGCTAGAAAGAAAGGTAAACTGCCAGGAGAAACCATCTTTACTGAATACGAATTAGAATACGGTACTGATGAATTACACTTACAGAAAGGTGCGATACAAAAAGATGACAAAGTATTAGTCATAGATGATGTTATCGCAACTGGCGGCACATTAGGTGCTGTTATTACATTAACTAATAGATTTAATGCTAACATCGTTAGTATACTAAGTATTATGGAATTAGAGTTTTTAGGTGGTGGTGCTAAGTTGCGAGACGAAGGCTACGATGTATACTCAATATTACAAGAACAGTAGATAAAACCCTTGACCTTTGACCTATTATTTGATATAATAGTATGTAACCTATAAACTTTAATAAAGGATTTAAATGAACAACTATATTTTTACAAGCGAAAGTGTAAGTGATGGTCACCCAGACAAAGTTTCTGACCAAATTAGTGATGCATTAGTTGATGCAGGACTAGAGAATGGCGATGAAACTACAAGGGTAGCAATCGAAACACTTGTAACCACTAACCACGTAACGGTAGCGGGTGAAGTAAAGAACTTTAACGTAGATAATGTAAAAGATATTATACGAGATAAAGTTAAAGAAATTGGCTATGAACAAGAAGGATTTCATTGGGATAATTTAAATATCTATAATGAAATACATTCGCAATCAGGTGATATTGGATTAGGTACTGATGACTTTGGTGCAGGTGACCAAGGCATTATGTTTGGCTATGCAACTAATGAAAATGATGCAATGCTACCAGCACCAATTTACTATTCACACGAAATTCTAAAGAAACTAAAAGAACTTAGATTAGATGGATATGATTTCTTACTTCCAGATGCTAAGTCTCAAGTAAGTATTCAGTATGTTGGTGGTCGTGTTCAACGAGCAGACCAAATTGTAGTAAGTACACAACATAAACAGGGCTTTATGCATAGTCTTAAAGCACCAGTAAAAGAAGCAGTCAATAGTGTAATGGGAGATTTAATAGATGACAATACTAAATGGCATATCAATCCTACAGGCAATTTTGTCATTGGTGGTCCTGATGGTGATACAGGACTCACCGGGCGTAAGATTATCGTTGATACTTATGGTGGCTATGCTCCCCACGGCGGTGGTGCTTTTAGTGGAAAAGACCCCACAAAAGTCGACCGAAGTGCCGCCTATATGGCACGGTGGTTAGCAAAGAATGTTGTAGCAGATAATATGGCAGATTGGTGTCAGATTCAATTGTCGTATGCTATCGGTGTTAAAGAACCAACAAGTATCTATGTAGATTCAAACGGACACAACAGAACTATTCAAAAGTATATCGAAGAAAACATTGACCTAACACCAAAAGGAATCATTGATAGATTTGATTTATTTAAGTTCTACGGGTACAGTGAGAACTGTATATACGGCCACTTTGGCAATAAAGATGTACCTTGGGAAAGGATTGGATGGTAAACAAGGAGAATATGTAATGATTAAGACGTTATTTGGAAAGGGTTATTCGAAGAAGTTTATAGACAGAATCGAATTTAGAAGAAAAGAATATTATGAGAAGCGTAGAATTCAAACTATACGGGCGAATGCTATGAAGATGGCTCATAACTGGAGACACGAATATCCTGAGGGGACTCCATTAGATTATATTTGTGATGATATTATCGAATGTTGGGAAAGAAATGCGAAAGTGGGCATCTTTAGTGGCATAGATAAGAAACAGGATATCAAAATTGATAATCCGAAAGGAGATGACAATGAGTAAAACACTTAATCCGGCATCCTGGTTTGGGACTCCGGAAGAAAAAGAAAGAGCAATTGCTAGACGAATTACAGATGAAAAAGAACAAGCGATTGCACTAGAAGAAATCAATTTCAAGTATGGTCATACAGACCAACATACTTATGACAAGAACATGGCTACACATAAAGGCGAACAGTATGTTCGAGTTATTGGTATGGAATTAGATAAAGATAAACCAGGACAAGGCTTCTTTGAATTAGATTTCAATGACCAGTTCGTAGAGTATCTAGCAGAAAACGGGTATGAAGGTCTTGAACAAGACCAAATTGTTGATAACTGGTTTAATGATTTATGTAAGAACATTGTACTAAATGATTTAGAAGATGAAGAAGGCGTTAGAAAAAGTGTAATGGCTGATAGCAAAGATGGTCTAATCATTAGTAAAGTAAAAACTGACAAGGATACTTCAGAATATTATTAAACTTGACCAATTATGTAAGTTGTGTTATAATAGTATTAACTTTAATATAGAGAGGTCCATATGGCTACATTCATTCTAGTCGATTCGTTTAATATGTATCATAGAGCAAAACACGTTGCAATGCGTGGTGCTAATGTTGATATGAAAATTGGTATGGCATATCATATTATGCTTAGTAGTGTTAAACTATGTTATAATAAATTCAATGCAGACCATGCCGTGTTCTGTTTAGAAGGTCATAGTTGGCGTAAAGATTTCTATGAGCCATATAAGAAGAACAGAAAAGTTGCTCAAATGGCTAAAAGTGTCAGAGAACAAGAAGAAGACCAAATTATGTTCGATGCCTACGCAGATATGATTACATTCTTAGATGAAAAAACTAATGTAACAATGTTACGAAATCCAGAAGCAGAAGCAGATGATATGATTGCTTTGTTTATTGCGGCTCATCCAAACGATAATCATATTATCGTATCAAGTGATAGCGATTACTTTCAACTTATTACAGATAATGTAACTATGTATGACGGTGTACAAAATCGTATCATTACTAAAGATGGTTTCTTTAAAGATGATAAGAATATGACTCCTATCAAAGAGAAGAAGACTGGCGAGATAAAAGAGAAAGTAGACCCTAAGTGGGCATTGTTTGAGAAATGTATCCGTGGTGATACATCAGATAATATCTTTTCAGCATATCCTGGTTGTCGTAAGAAAGGTACCAAGAACAAGATTGGTATGTTAGAAGCATTCGCAGATAAAGATGCTGGTGGTTTCAACTGGAATAACTTTATGTTACAACGCTGGACTGACCATAATGGTGAAGAACATACTGTCCGTGATGACTATGAACGCAATGTTAAACTGGTAGACTTAACTGCTCAACCACACGACCTTAAAGTAAAGTTTATTGAAACT